AAAATGTACTCCACTCCACAAGCCCTTAGTAGGTTTAGCCCATGTAAGCCGGACTTGCTTATGCGCATACAGGGCTATGCTAAAATTTGTTATTGAAGCGATTCCGAAGGCATGCAAAGCGGCCTTCTTAATAAATTCCTTATTCAATCCCAAAACGGCATTTTTTCCATCACCATATCCAGGCATATATGCCTCACCATTGGCAACATATTTTTTGTAATTTCCTGCAGGAAGCGGAACTGTTACCATGCCATACATATCCTGTATAGTTGCATTGGCATCTATAATCGCTACTCCACCTCTGTTCTTCCCTCCGGCACCGCCAAGCGGTATAAATACTTCACTCATTACTTGACTCCTTTCAGCTTTACTTTAAAGGTACGGCTAGGCTTCTCTGATTTACTGTAAAAAGTTACATACCCATCACTGACTTCCGCACTGGTGATTAATCCGGCCATTTCGTCCCATGTCTCTATCTCTTCTAAAGTGTTGTCCTTTGTGTAGGCCTTCCCCATTATTACTGAGTCAGATGACTTTATAGATGGAATGGTCACCTTTTGGCTATATGGCGCAGAACTGCTCCAGGCATTAGCCGGAAGTGTTACGATTGTTTCACCTTTCAGCCTATCAATCTGTGCCGAAAGATTTCCAACTGGCGTATCCGTAAGCGTTCGCTCAACCGTTTCAAACCATAATTGAAAATTCCCCTGTAAGGACTCCTCAATCTCCTCCATCTTCCCTGTGTGCTCACTATAGTTACGCTCTACCCTACGGGTAAAGTCTTGATAAAAACCGTTTAGCTGCGCGTAGAATGTATCTGTAGAGAGATGGTCTATAAGCTGCGTAATAAAACCACAAACCGAACTATCCCCACGGGTATCCGTTATTGCGGACTGAGTAATAGCTGTTGCATTTGACTGAATGTAAATTGTAGCAAGAGAAAGCTCATAGTAGTCTCCACGCGCCGGAGTAAGAAGAGCTGGAGCGACAGGATTCACTGCAGCAGTTCCTTCCTTTACAATGATTTCACAGCAACGATTTTTATAGTTTGCTCTTAACACAACTCTATCAATTCTCGCATACTGCTGAGGTGCTTTGCTTAAGGTATGCGTACTCTCTAAATCATCATAGGCAAATGCGCCCTGAATCAGTCCAAAGCCCGGGCGAACTTTAACAGTTAGCCCTTCAGACGCAAGAACCTGAAAGCAATCCCCGGGCTGAGCAAGAACTCCATTACTGACAAGCTTTGCAAATAGTAATCGAAATAGGTCGGACGTTTCTGCCCTGTCGAATATCGGCATTCCTTCCGGATCCGTACCGATAATCTCTGAATCGAAATAGCCAAATCTTAGCATTTAGTTTGCCTCCCTTTTTATAATCTTCGTGATAGTCGTCGCCTCGTCTGTGCCAAAGGTAACATTCAAGGTCATTTTTGCTCCTTCGTATACCTCTTGGATTGCGGTTATTCTTTCGTCGCACTCGATTCCTACATCCATATTTTGATATGTACAAAGGTCTCCTAGGTCGAAGTCCTTCATATATACAAGATTAGCGCCGGCATCAATATCTGAGTGAACCGTCTCAATCTTTGAGTATTCCGAAAGCTTTTCCAGTCCTCTCTGCCTAAGAATGGCGCGGTATTGGGCAGAATCATAGGTGTGTTTTGCTCCACTCCCATCCTGATACTCGCTTTGCAAATCTCTAGCGTCCACATATATTTCCCGGCGCTCTTCTGCAGGATCCATGCGGATATCTACTTCGACAATAGTTCTTGCATTTCCTTCACCTTCACCAGCAACATAAGCGACATTCGCATAAGAACTCTCATCTCGACCATATATCGCGGATTTCACATTGTAAAAACGATTGGAGAAAATCGCAGGAGAGTTTTCTTCCTGGTTCTCCGTGCGCTTACGTCCCTTCCAGCACTCAAAGGTGAGTGTGTTCCTCTCATAGTCATATAGAATGCGGTGAGATAGCTCCTGTGTTTGCTCTGTCTCATATAGCTTTTCTCCAAGCTTGTCTCCCGTTGTCTGCAATGTAATTCGTGTTCCAAGTCCTTTGCGAGTCCCAAGGACTAGCCGTGGAATAACTCGTCCGGAGTTTGCCGGATGAATGGCCATTCCATCCACAAGAGCAAGCGCAATTTCTTCCGGAGTTCCGGATATATTTACTGGAGCCTGAAGAACTCTATCATCCAGTAGTTTCTCTGCAAAGTAGCCCTTGCAGTAAGCTGAGCGCTCTCCCTCATCCGTCTGTGCATAATTCACTTCCCGGATTACTCCAAGTTCAGAGCGGTCATTACGGCATATATACTTACCGGAGTTAAATAAGGGGAAGAAGCTTGAGGAGGTGTGAAACTCAAATACCCCCGGCTCATAGTAACGGCGGGTCCATATCAGCGAATTAAAAACCTTTATAGCTCCAATAGTCTGAAAATCCTTATCGAGAATATATACTTGCATATCACACCCCCAAATACTTAGGCGTATAGTAGATATTTACATCAAGATTGACATAGTTCGTATCCGCAGCATATTCAAGATAATTCTCTCCTACATCCAGCTGGAACGGCTCAGACCGTCTATCCACGCGCTGATAGCAATTTACTCCGTTAAGTTCAACAATCTGATGGCGTTCGTTAGTATCTATTACAAGGACATCCCCTTTGGCCATTTCCACCTTTACTCTCATAAATTGCCCCGTTCCTATTCTTGCGATCTTAGGATTGCTTACTGGCCCCCTTGTAGCTACAAACTTGATAATCACACCGGTAGGTACATCACCGTCATTAGAAAGAGCAACTTCTTTATGCAGCGTTCTGTATCCTGCTGCACGCCCTCCTAATGCAAGCCCGGAATACGGTCTTTTCAGTCCCGTAACCTTTTTAGCGGTGATTATCCAAGGAAAAGCAAACAAAGGTGTGTATGCCGCCATGTTTTTTCCGAAGTTATCAATATTCAGCATATATGGATCCGGACAGTATAAATCCACAACAATGGCCAGCCTTGCATCAAGCGAAGCTTTTGCTTTAAAAGTCCAGCCTTCAATCCTGTATTCAATGTTCCTTGAGACACCCATATATTCAATGAGCGCTTTCCCCGTGTACTTTGGATTGAAGAACTTAATCAGGTTTTGCCTGTTCTCTTTATTGTTCTTTAAATCCCGAAAAGAGGCCTCAATATGTATCGGTCTGCCCTTTATCTTCAGTCCGTCTACAGTTTCGCCGTCTACAAGGGCATTATCGCTTTTACTGATTTCAATATCCGAACTCTCTAGCCCGGTTATCTTCGTGATGTCGATATCACTGTCCTTGCCAAAAGTAAGGGTCCTCCCGTTACACGAGAGAACCACTCTAATCTGATTTGCCATTATTTCACACCTCCGACGATATTACGAATCGCCTCGCGCTGATTTTTTGCCACAACCGACGGAGCAGGAACTGCTTCATGGTAGTTGTTCGTCTGTTCAATTCGGTTATCGTAATATACCGATGTCCCCCCGGCAGAAAATGCCCTTCGGCTTTCTGACGCTCCGGCAGATAGCGCAATCTCTCCACTATAAGCTGAAACAGTGCCTTTCATTTCATTTAGGAGTGCTGTCGCACTTTCCCTCATGGTTTTTAAGGCGCTTGGCATAGACTTTTCTATACCTATCTCTGCTCCGGGAAGAATCCAGCGTCCAAACTCATCACGGAAAGCCCTTGAAGGTGAAGCAATGCCGAGGGCGTCCTTTGCGCCTTCCAGAAGAGATTCCGCAAGGCTTTGAACCTTGCTAGTAAGCCAGTTCCATCCGGACGAGATTCCGTTCCAAATGCCTGAAACTATATCGTTACCGATAGACACCATCTTATCCGGAAGCCCTTTAATTCCGTCAACTACAGCATTGAAGAGCCCTGTAGCCGCCTCGGTACCTTTGGAAACAAGGTCTTGCTTCCATTGATTCAGCTTATTCGCCGTATCTACTAACCATGTCCAAACTTTCCCCGGCAACTGCTGCATAAGGGTGATTATCGAGTTAATCATGGTCTGAATCGCTGTAGAGGCGTTCTGCTGCATCTCGATGCCCCACTGCACTATTTTTGTAACGGTGCTTACAAGCCAAGTCCAAATCTTACCGGGAAGCTCGGAGAAGAACTTCGTTATGCTCTCAATCCAAGTAGGTACATTTGTTGCAATCCATTTCACAACATTTGCTCCCCAGTTTATGATTGAGCCGATTGCATATCCAAGGGCGTAAGCTATACGCTCAGGAAGCTGGCTAAACCATTCTCCGATACTTTCAATCCATGCAGGCACATTCGTGGCAATCCACTCTAAGATTGAAGCGCCCCAATCCCCAAGTTTTGTAACCGCATCTGTAAGCCAAGTCCAAATCAATCCGGGGAGTTGCGCAAACCACTCTCCGATGGATTGAATCCATCCCCCTATTGTAGGAGCCACCCACTCAAACAGCTGAATGGCAAGTTCTCCCAGTTTTGTAATAACAGCCAGGATAATCTCGCCCATTGCCTGTAAGATTAGTGGGATACCTGTTATAAGGGCGTTGACAATGGCCATGATAATCCTTGGCAAGCTTTCAATCAGTAGGGGAAGTGCCTCAATTATTCCATTGGCCAACGCTACTATAATTTCCACGGCGCACTCTATTAGTACCGGTAGCTGCTCCAGAATCGTTTCCCCGATATAAATGACAAGTTCAACCAATGCCGGAATCAGCTCCGGGAGCATTATACTTATTCCCCTTGCGAGCCCAACAATGATGTTCTTTGCCGCCTCCATAAACTTCTTGAACCCGCCGCCGGATATGAAACCAGAAATGCCATTTACGATAGTATCCGCAAGGCTTGCAAAATCAAAGGATGCTATACCGTCTGCAATCGTGTTCATAAGGTCAAGCCCTATAGATGCGGCTGTAGATAAAAGAGACGGCATAACAGCCACTAACGCGCCAATCACGGATATTGCTCCGGCAATAAGCGGAGGAACAAGACCTTTCATCAAATCAGGAAGTACCGCCACAAGCCCATTTATCAAGGTTACCGCTCCACTAATGAGAGAGGGTAATATCTGATTAAAAAGACCTGGAATCATATCTCCAAGCTTAGATACAAGGGTTGGTAATCCAGAGGCAAGCCTCGGAATAATTTCCGATAGATTATTTACGACATTATTTGCAAGCGTCGCTACAGATTCCGCAAGCTGGTCTACATCCCCCGTACCTGTGAGAAAGTTGTCCCACGCTGCCTTTGCGGCATTCATAGATCCCTCTATAGTTGTCGAGGCTTCCTTTGCGGTCGTTCCGGTGATTCCGAGTTCTGTTTGCACCTCATGGATTGCATTGTATACGTCAGAAAGATTGTTTATGTCGTAATGTGTAATCTCTCCGGTTGTTTGCTGATGGATTTTCTCCGCATCTTGAAGAAGACGCTCCATCTCGCTTTTTGTGCCCCCATAACCAAGCTTCAGGTTGTCTAGCATCGTATAATTTTGTTTTGCAAAGCCCTGATAAGCATTCTGGACACTCTCCATTGAAGTGCCCATTTTATTCGCATTATCGCTCATATCTCGAATTGCCTGATCGGCGACATTTGCCGCCTCAACCTCATTCGAGGTACTTTGCTTTAAGGCCGCCGCGAAGCTTGTGACCGTCTCCATGTACTGATTTGCGGACATACCCGCTGTCCGGTAGGCATTATTCGCATTGTCCAGCACAGTAGTTTGAGCCTTTTCGAGGGTAGAAAACTGCCCCTCTACTTCAGACACGGATTTCCCCATGCTTGCAGCGTATTCTTCGATTGTTGCACCGCCCGCACCAAAAAGCGTCTCTACTCCGCCGACTAACTGTTCATAGCTTGCGACATTATCAAGAGCACTCTTTGTCAGTGCGGCGAATGCAACTGTGCCGGCACCAACTGCAGCAGTCACTCCGGCAAATGCTTTACCGGCTATTCCGCCAAGCTGTCCAACTGCTCTGGAAAATCCAGAGGAATCGACTTTGGTATCAAAATTTAGTGTTCCATCTTCCATTACTTACCGTCTCCTTCACCATTTAATAGCGCGGAAGGATTTCCGCCATTCATAAGGATTTCAGTAAGGTCACTTTCTGCCTTCGTTTGCTCATATCTTCCCGGAAGAGCATACATACGCTTCATACGCTTATAATGCTCCTTTTGCTCTTTTGGGAGTTTGGGAGAGATTTTCATGGACCTGTAGCCTATGATTTTCATTATCTGCGTATCTTCCGGTAATGAACGAAAAAGGGCCCGAAACTGCCACCAATGGAGTGTTTCTTTTGCGAGGTCTATCCGATAAGCGGACATAAACCCGGCATAAATGTAATCAGCGTCGTACTCGTAGGAAAAAACGGTTTTATCGCCCTCATCCCCGCCGGTTGTCTGCCGTGGTTCCGAGCCGCAGCGGTAAAACCAAAAGATTTTTTCGGTTGCCTCCCGAATTGTCGTCTCATCAAAAACTATTCCGGGATAGTAAAGCTCAAGCATTGTAAGAATTTTTTCTTCGTCAGGTAGCTCCGGATCGGACAGCATTTCCTCAAAGATAATCCCTGTGCGGAAGGATGTATCAATCTTTACCGAAGTGCCGGCAATCTCAACCACTTCCGGCAGGCCATCTAAAATGAGATTCAATGCTTTTTAGCAGAAACGACCAGACTGAAAGACTTAGACCGCTGGGTATACTTATTCGTAAGGTCGTTAATCTCTTTCTTTGCCCCTGCCGCACATTCTGTGAGCTCTGCAATGGCTTCCATGTGGTCTCTAAGATTCATTCTGTCCCCAAAGAGTTCCCTAGAGGTACCGTTTCCGAAAATCCTATCGAAATATTCCCTAGCCACTGTACACTGCTCTCGGAAGGCATCCGCCACCTTTTCATACTTCCGATCGCGGGCATCTGTCGCCTTGTTATGCATATCTCTTGTAGCGGTCTCATATCGCTCCATAAAGTCAGCATCGAAAAAATCCCCTTCAAGTTCCTTTCCTAAAATTACGATTTTCGCCATATTATTTTCTCCTTTGGTCGAGGACATGAAAAAAGGAGAAACAATCCGCCTCGTTAGATTGCCTCTCCTCTGCCCAGCTTCTGCCGTATGGTCAGAATACTGTAATCAGTTCATTATGCGTCGTAGGCTCCCTTGAAGTCTCCGGCGGTAAATGTCTTTGTTACTGTGTCAAACTTTCCCTGAATAGGGTCTCCAACAGCGTGCAAGGTACCGGATACAGATACCTTCTCTCCTCCGTCTCCTTCATAGTCGGAAACCTCGTTTGCTACGATGAATTTACGGGCTTTGAAAAGCGCTGCTGTTTCTGTAGGGTTACCGATAGGATTATACAAATCAACACGAATATACTCGTGCTGCGCATCTCCTCCCGTGTGGTGATCACGTCCATCCTTCCATAATGCGGTAATAGCCGCCTGAGAAGGAATGTGGTCTGCTTCATAGGAGAATTCAGTCTCATATCCGATAATATCGGTAGAGCTTGAAGTCTCATTGATGTAAGTGGTTGAATCAGTCTGTGCGGAAGGACTTTCATTTACACTCTTGAATCCCGTCCCCATAAGTTCAAACTTGTCCCCAACTTTGATATAGTCCGCAATTTTATTACGGACTAATGCCTTTCTGTCTGCACTAGCCATATCTTATACCTCCTTAAAATACTGTAGTGTCAATTGAATCTGATACCTTGCTGTTGTCATAGTAGCGTCGAACATATAGCCCGGTGCGTCTACTATCAGTTTTTCCGCCTCGCACTTCTCCGGCATTTCCGGTAGAACTCCTGCCTTACTTTGAGACTCTATCCAATTACAGAGATTCTCATAAAATGTACTGTTCTGGATGTTCTCAAGCCTGTCCAGAGAGTAATACTCACGGGAGCCGAAGGTAAATTTGTATTGACGAATA